AACATAAGAAAGACTGGGCATCTGATGGTTGGTTCGAGATAAGCAATACTTCTTTAAATAATTTTGAAATAACAGTTAATACAACTGTACCATCAAGCAATACTACTAATCACGTATTCCAATCTGCTCTTCCTAATAGTGTTAAGAAGGCATCCTTGATTACAGGTGGTAGCTACACTCATACTTTCGATAGGGCATTAGATGATGCTATTACTGTTAACACGGGTGCGAAATTCAAGCCAACAGATGTTGCGTACGATGCATCCACTGGTGATATGGTGCTTACTCTTGGTAGTGGTCACGCTATTACTACATCCAACACTGTTACTATTCTGGCCAATAGCATTATAATGAGATGTGCTATGGATGCGAATGAAACTCCTCATTCATATCCTAGAGTTGGTGATCCTGCATATGGTAGATCTATTGTAGTTAAATCTGTAGATACTACTACTATTACAGTACACGTTGGTAAATCTCAACCATTACCTTACGAACCATCTATTCTTACATATGATCCTGCAACAGGTGATATGTTGATGGACATTGGTACACATAGATTAGGTAGACATACAGGATTTAAGTTCTTCCCTGACACTATCACATTAACTTGTGGTATGGATAATCACGCTACAACTCATACCTATCCTAGAGCATCATCACACGATGCACTTGGTGATTGTGTTGATGACGTTAAAGATATCCTAGAAGCAATTGTATGGAACCTCCAGTATGGTGGTAATAACAAAGTATGGGATGCTGCTGATTTATTCATAGACAGAGATGGATACCTAGAGCATATTCAGCACTCAGTACCTGAGGTGTTGAATGTAATGGGACATCTTAAGACTATTCTTGCTAACATTATACGTAACAACACAGTTAATGCAGTTGGAACACACGGTCTAATACAGGTTAAAGATCCTAGTATTACCAAGGAGTCTAACGAATGTGCACAGGTTGAATCTGCTGTTGATACATTTGTGGGTCTAATTGAGAATGCTGTACAGAACCCAACTACATTTGAATCTGGTGTAACTAGAACTATTCCAGAGAGATGGCCTATTGTTTATAGTTCTTTAACTGCTAATAGAGATTTGACAATCACTGTTGATTCAATGCCTCAGTGTGCACAGGTTGAATCTGCTGTTAATACATTATTCAGTATTGTTCTTAATACAATTAAAGATACTGCGTTTAATAATAAAAATTATTTGATGACGATAACTCAGGACTTCCCTAATCCTAACCGTATACAGGTTGAGATGTCTAAGAAGGAGTTCTTAAATGGTGAAGATATACAGAGTGAAGCGTCACTAGCTATTGCTAATGTTGGTAGTACTGCTGTTATCTCTCCTGGTGTTCAACAGAAATTCTTTGGATTTAAGCACGGTAAGTACTATAAGATGGACACCATTGAACCACAGTTCAATGATGCTCAAACTATATTTGAATTAGAGCGTGGTGGTGTTCCTTTCTATGCAGAGAGAAGTCAAAACGTTGTAGTTATACTTAACGGTGTTATTCAGCAGAACAGAATAGCATACAGAATTGAAGACAATATCATTGTATTCCAAGAGGCTCCTTCAGAAGGATCCGAATGCTTTATCTTATACTTCTATGGTTTGGATCCAGAGCGTGTTCTCTTAGGATTTAACATTGAACCTGAAGGTACATTTAAGAAGTTCTTTAGATTAACTGTTGATCAGCAAATCGTTCTTCCTTTAGAAGGTGCAGATTGCTGGATTTCTACTGATCCTAATGGTGGCAACCATACGTATGAGTATTCATATGCAAGAGGTAGAATCTATAAACAGAACTGGGCACCTGGTGCTAGAAACCTTCTATTCGTTGAGGGTGTTACAGGACAGAAAGTTAACTGGTTAAATGGTACTTTAAGTCTCACTAGAGACAGAGGAGCTAGTGCATCTCTACTTGATGTAACTGTTAATGCAGTTGAAGAGACTACTAACTCTGATTTAAGAGAGAAATTATTTAATAGACAGGATAGATTACCTTCCACACTTAAGTCTGGTGACTTTATTCAGATCGATGGTGAGGCTGATACTCGTTCTATCATTCGTGCTGCTAGAGAAGCACTTGTAACTTCTGGTTATGATAGTGATACAACAGTTGGATCATTCTTCAGATCTTATGAGTATGAAGTTGTAATTAACGTTGGTGCTTACTCTGGTCAGATTGAAGGAGATGGTGCACAGGCAGTTGCACGTATTGATGCTGAGTTGAGATACCACTCACTCACATCTAGTAGACAGGCTGGTGTAGAATTCCTACCTAACGATGTCGTATGTCAGTATAATGATCAGAATGATGTTAACTCTGGCATAGTATGGCAAGGTACAGTCAAGAACTATATCCCAGCTAGAAAGACTTTAGAATTATACAGTCTATACCTTGATGGTTCTGGATATACTGATCCAGTATCTGCCAACTTCCGTCCTGGTGAAAAAGTTTATATTAATAACGTAGCTGGTACAGAGTGTACTGGTCTTCAATACCTCAAACCAGGTGGTGTTAATAGTATTGTACTTTCTAAGAGAGACAACTCTACTTACTTTGATAACGTTGCTAACTGGAGATTAGACAATGTATTGAATAAAGGTGAGAATCTTCTTGGTGCTGGATTCATTCCTGCTAATGCTAGTGCTAATGACATCTCACAGGAATATGACTATTCTTCTTCGATATATGATAGTGACCTACAACCACAGATTTCTAAGAACTATCGTGAACCACCCGTAATGATCTTCCGTAGTCAACCTGAGGTTGATGCAAACGGTGATCCAGTTGGAGCACCTGCTGGTGGTGGTGCACGTGCTAATGCTATTACTGTTAGAGGTGAAATAGGTGATACAGAAATTATCTCTGGTGGTTCTGGTTATAAGGTTCCTCCTCAGATTCTGTTTACTAGAGGTTATTTCGTTATTCGTAGGAACCCTCTTGACATCAAGAATCTTACTACATTCGGTATTGAACCACCTACTTTAGATGCTACTGCTAAATTACATTCATATCTTTCTGTTATCAAGAAGGGTGGTGCTCAGACAACTTGGGCACAGTGGGCAGCAGTTGTACCTTATGGTGTCACTCTAGTATTTGGTAATGCTGGTAGCAGTGCATATCTTCTTAATAGAACATATGATCCTGTAATTCATATCAGGAAGATTATTGATCTACAAGATCTATCTACTAAGCGTCAACCACAAATACTTGTTGAACTTAAACCTGAACAAACAAGTGTTCAATATCTTAAGACTAACGTCACGAATACACAATGTACAGGTGGTGTTCAGGGTGTCTCAGTTGCTGTCACCAAGTACAAGTTTACAGAGACAAAACTAACTGCTCAGTCAGGTGCTATTGAGAAACAAGCAGGTACCAACCCTCAAATGAAGGGTGTTAAGGAGACATTCAGTCCTGGTAACCTTGGTCCTCATTTGAATTACCTACAGAGCTTCAAGTTTGAAATTCAACCACAGAGTACAACCAATAACAATGGCTACTACACTGATGGTATGGGTAGGACAATACAATACATTATGGGAGATATGAATATAGGATGGTGGTCTGAGAAGTATCCTAACTTGACGATTGAAGATTTCGACAATCCCGAAGTTTATAATTCACAAGTTAATGATCCTGGTGACACAAATAACTTTGTGTATATGCAAGGATCTGAGGTACATTTCGGTACTAAACTTACATACTCCGCTTTAGATAATCCAAATGGATCTGATACTATCTTAGTTGATTCTACTGCTGGATTCCCTGCTTCAGGGGGTTCTTTCATAATCGGAAGTGCAGCAGATCAAACTAAGGTTGAAAAAATCACGTATACACAAGCATTCTCCGATCGTTTTGTTGGATGTACACGTGTCAACCCATTAGGTGTGGTTGAAAAAGGATTCAGTGCTTATGACTTTAACACTACTAACGTAGGTGCATCTGTCGTATCTGGTGGAACAGTTTTTGATTCCAACATAAATTATCTCTTATTCTCAGGTACAAGTGGAGCTAGATCCGCAACATTTGCTCCTACTGACTTGACTACATACAATACGGTAACGTTTAGTGCAATTCGTGGTGACGGGAGCAATGGTGGTAATGCACCAGGATCCGCAGTTAACGATTTGATGCTGAGTTACAGTATTGATGGTGGAACTACATTCATTGATATTGGGTCAGTAGTGACCTACAGTCAAGCGAATTACACTAATTGGAATACAATAACACAAAATATTCCATCTAATGCTCAAACCGCCACGACGATAATCCGTATCTATATGGCTAACTCGACAAATATGACATCAGATCAATACGGTGTCAGATTAATGTGGTTCAATGATGCCAATACTGACTCCTATATCGCAGGTGACTATATAATCACCGCAGATTTAGATCTATAAATATAAATAACTTTCGGATCCAGTCTCAGAAACCCTTTTAGAAAACAATGTCTGCTATTATCACTGATCTGTTCAGGATACATAATGCCCAACAGTTCGTCGAGGCATTATCTGAACCAACAACCTCTACTCCTGCTGAAGAGTCAGCAGCTGAAGCAGGTACCCAACGTACAAGACTCTACTTCTTTATCGGAAGACCGCAAGAGTGGCGTGCATACCTAGAGCTTTATGCTATTAACAATACTTTCCAAGTGGGAGAGATTGTTTATCAAGGTACGTCATATCCTGGTGGTGCTTCTGTATATGGTACAGTCGAAAAAGTATTCCCAAATTCTGTTCTACTCTCTGGTGTCAACGGTACACAGGGTCAGAACTCTAACTTCGTTCCTGGTACTACCGTAACTGGTAACACTGGTGGTGCAACCGCTAAAGCTGGTGTGTGGAGGACTGGATCCGAAAACGTTCCTACACAACCATTTGACTCTCAAGAAGAGAAGTTCGAGATCTACGATGATATGATCTCACTTAAAAGGGTTAAGAAAGATGATTTAACATTCGTGGTTAAGCGTTATAACTTCGGTGCAAGTACAGTATATGATATGTACAAGCCCGATTATTCTAGTTCTAAGACTACTGCGACTGGTGCCACCTCATTGTTTGCTTCCACATTCTATGTGATGAATAGTAGCTATGAGGTCTTTAAATGTGTATATAACGGTCAAACTCCTACAGATCCTAACGGTGTAGTATCAGTTACAGAACCTACTAAGGTTCAGTCTATCTCTGGTATCTTCATCGAACCAGAAGATGCTGGTAACCCAGGATTCAGAACTGATGGTAAGCGTCCATATATTTGGAAGTATATGTACACCATCCCAACTGACAGTGTATTGAAGTTCTTATCAACTGACTTCCTTCCAATTATTGAAGAAGCTGCTGTTACTTCTGCTGCTGTTAACGGTGCGATTGACACTATTCTTATTACAGACTCTGGTACTAACTATGATGCTGGTACTTACTACACTCCAATTAAGGGTGATGGTTCTGCTGGAATCGCTAAACTTGTAGTTGATTCTGGTGCAATTGCGGAAGCAAGTGTACAGGCAGCTGGTACTAACTATACATATGCATCTATTAACCTAGGTGATGTATACAGTGACACTGGTTTAACAACTCCTTCAAACATTGACGCTAACAGTGACGCAACTGGTGGTGCTCTTGAAGTTATCATTCCTCCTCAGGGTGGACACGGTGCTGACCCAGTTGAAGAGTTGGGTGGTAAGCGAGTTATGATTAACACTCGTTTGACATATGATGAAGGAGAAGGTGACTTCCCAACAGATAATGACTTCCGTCGTATTGGATTACTCCGTGACCCATACAACTACGGTACTACAGACTTCGCTACTGCTGATAACCTAAGTGCAACTGGTGCATTAAAAGTACAAAGTCCTTCTGGAGATTTCTTTGTTGACGAGGAAATTTCACAGACATATACCTCTGGTGGTGCATCTGTAACTGCTAAAGGAACAGTTGTTTCTTGGAAAGGAACTGTAGATGGTGTAACATACAACATCGTTAAGTACTTCCAGTCTCCTGATCGTCACACTCATAACGGTGTTGTTTACCCATTCGATAACGGATCCGACGCTATTAGTGGTGCAGGATCACTTTCTACTGCTACGGTAAATAGTACATATAACACTCCTGGTGGACAGACAGATGGCGGTGTGGTTTTCTCAAGTGGCGTAGCTAACGCTGAAATTGCGAAAAACTCAGGCGATATCATTTACATTGAGAACCGTCGTGCTATCTCTCGTGCTTCTGACCAGATTGAAGATATCAAGCTCGTAGTCGAGTTCTAATTAAAGAGTCTTAAGAGATGCCACAAAATACTAACCTGAATAGAACCCCGTATTTCGACGACTTTGATGCGGGGAAGAATTTCTACAGGATACTTTTCCGTCCAGGATATTCAATCCAAGCAAGAGAACTGACTCAACTGCAATCTATGTTGCAGAGCCAATTGGAGTCGGTTGGTAACAGTATGTTTAAACAGGGTCAGATGGTGATCCCTGGTGAAGTGTCATATACAGACACTTATGAATATGTTAAGTTAAGTAGCGTCTCTCAAGTTGCACAAAGTGTAGACGGTGTAATTAATTTTGTTAAGTATAATATATCTCAACTGGTCGGTAAGGTACTTGTCGGTCAGACTTCTGGTGTTAAGGCATTTGTTGATAACTATGCATATGAAACTACATTAGATGCAGATACTATATTTGTTAAGTATATTAGTTCAGGTTCTGATAATATTGACGTTAAGTTCCGTCAAGGTGAATCTCTTAAGTTAGAAAACGCAACTACAGATAATGATCCTACATTGGTAGTAGGTTCTGATGGGATTAAACCCTCAGACAGTGCTGCAATGGGTTATGGATCTGCTGTAAACGTCCAAAGAGGTATTTACTTTATCAATGGTCATTTCGTTCAAAACGACGCTCAGACGCTAGTTTTATCGAAGTATGCAACTAACACCTCATTCAAAGTTGGTTGGTCTATTACAGAAAGTATTATTACTCCTGAGGATGATATATCCCTCAAGGATAATGCACAGGGTTATTCTAATTTCTCTGCACCTGGTGCACATAGATTAAAGATCACTTTAACTCTAGAGAAGTTTGAAATTGCAGCACCTTCAAATAAGAATTTTGTACAGTTAGTATATCTACAGCAAGGTAAGATTCAGAGGCAGATCAAACAAACTGCTCCTAGTCAGATAGAAGAAATACTAGCTAGAAGAACATACGATGAGTCTGGAGACTACGTAGTTAAGGCATTTTCATCAGATATTAAGGAATATTACAAAGCAGATGGTAGTGGATTCTATCAGCCTGATGCTGATGGTCTAGTTAATGGACATACTACTTCTGATGCTGCTAACAAACTAGTATTAAACTTAGGACCAGGTAAGGCATATATTCGTGGTTATGAGGTAGAGAACACAGAACCTAAGTACGTAGAATTAGATAAGGCAAAGGCAACACAGAATCGTGATACAACCCGTTTGTATGCGTCAAGTTTATCTCGTATTCCTCTTCGTGGAGTTGCAGGTTCTGCTCCTTTAAGTACTACTTCTGATGGTGAGGCAACTCCTTTCAAGAAAATAGATCTATATCGTAAGTTTATTGACTCTTTCTTAGGTGTTAATGCTATTGGTAATGGTACTAATGGTGTATATTCTGTATCAGACCTAAGGGGAAATATCTATAATAACGATGAAGGATTGATGACTGTCTGGGTATATCCAGGTGCACCTCCTTCTAATGGTGATCCAGTTGATCTTGCTAGTATAACTGATATTGTTTATACAGCACTATCCACTGGTGTTAAGAAGACTCTTTATCATTATAATGGTTCAACATATTCTCCAGTTGATGTTATAGCAGCACGTGCTAACGTCAGTTACAATATGGATACTGATGGTTCACTTGCTTGGGCTGGTGATGTAGCTGTTGGTGGAATGAATGAGAATAGCGGTGGTAATCCTACTCACGTCATTCAAGAGTTTATTTTAAGAGCATCTATTTCAACATTAAATAGTATCCACGCTTCTTACCAATCACAAGGACCAGTTAAACTAGGTGCTTCAGGTGGTGGTGGGCAAAATGGTATTACATTATATGGTAATAACAGTGGTAGTACATACTATGGAATGATCCTAGACTATACAGTACCAATGACACCTATTATTGGTCGTGCTATAGCTAGAGACTTTAAGTTTAGAAAAGCACCTAATGGATTCAATAAGACTGGTAATGTTATAGCATCTGGAAGTGCACAGGATTGTACTTTTGATTTGTCATACACAAACCCAATCCTATTCACGAAACTTAAATTAACAGGAAATCACGCTTTTGAAACTGGTGGTAACATCATTGGATCTATCAGTGGTACAACTGCTGTAGTTGAAGGTGGTTTATCTGTTGGACAGAATGACCCTGAGAATGCAACTTTATCTGCTGGTGGCACTCTTATGCTATCAAATGTTGTTGGTGCATTTGTAGAAGGAGAAGAAATATATGATGCAGATGATAGTGAGAAGTCTGCTGTTATTGCAGTCAACGGACGTATCAGTCATTTTGTAGTTCCTTATGGTGGAGAGAACTATGGTGCTGATGCTAACCTAGAATTGAAAGTTGGTGACAGACAATATCTAAGTAACTATATTGTTTGTGCTAGAAATATTGGTGCTAATGGTATTAACGGACAATCTGATTACATCCGTAATGTTAGATTGACAGAATTAGGAAGAAGAGAAATACTTGATACATTTGATGTTCCTCCACAACTAGAAGTTGTGGATACTGGTGGAACACATAGTGCTAGTGATGAGAATGCATATGTTAGGGCAGTACTATACACAGATACTATCCAGAACTTTGGTATAGAAGATATTCGTTCTGTTGGTATGCTTCACGGTGTAACCAGTAAGAAGTTTACTGGTGATATTCAGTATAGTGAACCAGATTCTACAGAACTAAAAACTATTACCAATAGTTTAGGTTATTCTGGTAAGACAGATACTGATTATGCTGAGGCAACAAACTACGCAGCACGTCCTGGTGATGAGTTATCAGAGGATGATCTTATACAGATCACTGTAGATGGTGTTACCTATAAGTATGAAGTTGCTAGAGCTTGTAACCCATCAACTGATAGACCAGGTAGAATATATCTAAAACAACGTCTTATAGCAGGTTTCCCTTCTAATACTATCACACGTGTTAGAGCAAAGATTGAAAATTCTGGTAAGTCAACACTTATATTGCCACTAGCTAACTCTAAGATTTCTACAGTTGTTGGTTCTGATGATGATAGTGGTATTACATACTACTCCAGAAGACAATTTATTGAGAACGTAACTATTGATGGTTCAAATAATACTGTTAGTCTTGCTGCACAGTTAGATTATGGTCAGCAGCAGTTCGTACCATTTAGCCAAGGTGATTATGTCATTGAGGTATATAATGCTGGTACTGATACTGTAAGATATAACGATAGTAGTGGTGATCTAGTAAGAGATGGTGACTTGCTATACTTAGATTCCTCTATGGTTAATGTAACTAGTGGATCTTCTACTAATAATGCTGGTGCATTGGCAATTACACTTCCTGAGAACTATTTTTGGCAATCTGGTGGACTACAACTCACTGGTATGAGATTGAAGGTTAATACTACCATTGAAACTACCAAAGCAAAACCAAAATTAAAGACAGCATCTAAGGGTAAGAGAATTTCTATTACTGCTGACTTAGATAATGATATTATTCCTATAAGGGGTGATGATTATGATAATCCTACAGGTCAAGTTAAATCATACTCTGACGTATATAAACTACTCTATGTGTATGAAGGTACTCCTGGAATTGCACCTACAGTTGATGAGAATGGAACTATATTAGGAAATACTGGTACAGATATTACAGACTTCTTCTTATTTGATGATGGTCAGAGAGATAACTTATATGACACATCAACACTTATTAGAAAACCTGGAGTTAGAATCCCAACTGGTACATTAGTAATTGGTTTTGATTACTTTAAACACTCTGAGGGAGACTTCTTTACAGTTGATTCATATCTACACGAAAATGGTGTTTCATACGATGAAATTCCTCAAGTCACATCTCTAGTACACGGTAAGAAGAGTCTTGCTGATGTCATTGATTTCCGTCCTTTGGTCGGAACCTCAGCTAGTATTCCTGGCTATGTGAACGCTTCTGTAATGGATCCTGGATCAAATGTTTCTGAAATTTATACGCAAGGTGGTGTTAGTGCTGCTCTTCCTGCTGACACTAAGACTAGCATTGGTACACCTTTTACCTTTAGTTGTGCTTATTCTTATTATGTTGATCGTATCGATACTGTCTATTTAAAGAAAGATGGTACTTTCTCAGTTAAGAAAGGTGCTGGATCTACAAACCCACAATCTTCAGTAAGTCTAGATGAGGCTATTAAAGTCTTTAAGATTTACATACCTGCATTTACAAACAACCTTAAGAAGGTCAAGATCTTCCCAATAGAGAATAGGAGATTCACAATGCGTGATATCCATAAACTCGAAAAGAAAGTTGAACGTCTTGAGCGTTATACAATGCTATCTGTTCTAGAGCAAGGTGCTCTAAACACACAAATTAAAGACGGTCAGACTGGAATGGATAGATTCAAGTCTGGATTTGTCGTAGATAATTTTGAAAGTTATACATTATCACATATTAATTCTGTTGACTATAAAGCAGCACTAGATCTAACACGTGGTACTTTACGTCCAGAATCAAATGAAACTACTGTATCTCTAGTAGAAAAAGATGCTTCATCTACAGCACGTACTCTTTCTAACTATGTCGTTAATCACGGTGTAGTAACTCTACCATTTACAGAGTCTATTCTATGCCAGAACATTTTTGCTACAAACACAACTATTGTTAATCCATTCCTTATATTCAACTATAAGGGAACCGTAGAGATTAGTCCAAATGTTGATCCTTGGTTTGATGAGTATGCTCTACCATCTATCAATAACAACGATAACCAAACTTTAGATCCACTAGAGATCTATGAGGATGGAACTAGTGCATTATCACAAATACACAACGTAACTCAATTAGCAGTTACAGGTAGTAGTACAGAATTTAGTAATGTTAATTCTCTAAGTTCTGATGCACCTGATCTACCAGAATCTGAAGTTGTACTAGCTACAACATCTAGTAGTTCTAACATTGCTGCACAGAATACTGAGGTTCCACTTCAGCAGTCTTCAACTACTATTGGTGAGCAAACAATCAGTACTGCTATTACACTATATGTTGCTGAACAATATATTGAATTTCATCTACGTAGGATGAAACCTAATACTAGGATATATCCTTTTATTGATGGATTAGATGTTTCCGATTACATAGTACCAGATCGTAACTATTCAGGAATGCCTGGTTCATCTCTTAGAAATTGGGGTGATACTCTAGTTACTGATGATACTGGTGCAGCTACTGGTATTATTTTGATGCCTTCAGGTAGAAAGCCAACTAAAGGAACACAATATGAAGATGTTCTAGATTCAGTACAATGGGATACTAATGCTCAAGGATTGCGTTTCCCCTTAGGTGATAAGAAGATTAAATTTACAAGTAGCAATACTAATTCTGCAAGTCCTGAGTCACACGCTGTTATAACCTTTAAAGCTAGTGGTACAAGTGCACCAACTCCAAATGATATTATTGCTTTAGAAGATGTCGATACTGCTGATAAGGTGGATGGTACTCAGTATACTGAGAACATCTTAAATCCAGATGTTAGTGTATCTGACCCTCTAGCACAGACATTCCGTGTTGAGAGTTTTGATGGTGGTGTGATGGTATCATCTATTGATCTTTATTTCTCAACAAAAGATACTTCACTACCTGTCACTATTAAATTATCTGATACTATCTCAGGTAGACCAACTAAGAATATTCTTCCTGGTTCTACTTCTGTAATGGAATCTAATACTTACATTAGAGTCATTACTAGTGGTAGTCATACACTACTTCTAAATGAGATTATTGAG